GTGGGATCCTGCGCATCTCTCTCATGCCGCGCAGGATCCCACCAACCATCGACGCGGGGGAACGAAACCGCCCACATCGGGGATCATCCACATAGGCGCGGGGCCTGACAGCAGGAAGCGGGAGCCCCACCGCCATGGTCGCGTCCAAAGCGCAGCAGGTCGTCACAGCCGAACGGCGAGCCAAGCTGGTCCGCCTGCGCCTCGCCGGCATCAACTTCGACGACGAGCGCATCCTGTCCCTCGGCTACACCAGCCGACAGGCAGCGTCGAAGGACTTCCATCGCATCCTGAAGAAGCACGCCGCGCAGGAAGCAGCCGAGGTCGCCACCTACCGGCAGGAGAGCAAGGAGCGCCTCCTCGTGCTCCTCGCGTCGGTCTGGCCTGCGGCCACCGGTCAAGAAGGTGAAGAGCCCGACCTGAAGGCGCACGAGCAGGCACGGAAGATCGTTTCCGACCTGAACGACCTGCTCGGCACGAAGATGCCCGTCCGCGCCGAAATTTCGGGCCCCGACGGCGGCGACATCCCCTTCAGCGGCAGCGAGCTCGTGCACCTGAACGCCCTGATCGAAATTTCCGACCGGGACGACGCCCCTCTACCCGTCTTCGACCATGACAGCGACGAGGACGAGGAAGACGACGAGGGTCTTAACGACACGGACGACGATGACGACAGCGACGGCTGACCGGGAAAGCGAGTTCCTCGACCGCTACCGGGACCTTCCCGCCGACCAGCGCCGCCGGGTCGCCGCCCGCGCCACCCCCGACGTCCGGCGCAAGCTCATGCGCATCGAGCGCAGCATGGCCATGGACCGCAGCCCGGGCGCGCTTGCTGCGGTCCTCACCGAACGGCGCGAGTTCCAGGCCCCCCACCTCGACATGATCGACAGCGCGTTCCGGCGCATCGCCGCCGGCGAACGCCTCCAGGTGATGCTCACCTGCCCGCCACGCCACGGGAAGAGCCAGCGGGCATCCCGCTGGGGGCCGCTCTGGTACCTCCGACGACACCCCGAGCACCGCGTGATGATTGCCTCCTACGGTGCGGACCTCGCCGACGACCACGGCCGCTGGGTGCGCGACCAGCTGCGCGAGTACCACTCCGTCCTCGGCATCAAGCTCCACCCCGCCTCCCACGCGGCAAACCGGTTCGACCTCGAGCAGCAGCGCGGCTCATCCGTCCGCGGCGGCATGGTCACCGCAGGAGTCGGGGGTGGTTTGACCGGAAAAGGTTTTAATTTGGGCATAATAGACGACCCATTCAAGGGCCACGACGACGCATCCAGCCCCGCCCAACGCGAACGCGTCTGGGAGTGGTACCGCTCCGTCTTCTTCACCCGCCGAGCCCCCGGCGCCAGCATCATCTGCATCAACACCCGCTGGCACGAAGACGACCTCTCCGGCCGGCTCCTCGCCCACGAACCCCACCGCTGGATCCAAATCGACCTCCCCGCCATCGCCGACCGACCCGACGACCCCCTCGGGCGCAACCTCGGCGACCCGCTCTGGCCAGCCCAGTACGGGGCCGACGAACTCGCCGACATTCGCGAATCAGTCGGCGAACGCGTCTGGTACGCCCTCTACCAGCAAAAGCCCCGCCCCCTCGAAGGCGGCGTCTGGAAGTGGGCATGGATCACCGGCAACCGCATCACCGCGGACGCCTGGCGCGGCATCACCCCCGCACGGGTCGTCGTCGCCGTCGACCACGCCGGCGGAGACGCCATGCGCAATGATGAAGTCGGCCTCGTCTGCGCCGCGAAAGCCGACGAGCACCTGTACGTTCTCGACGACCGATCACGCACCATGGGCGCCGACACCTGGGGTACCGAAGTATGCCTCCTCGCGATCGAACGCCAAGCCGACGCGATCATTGTGGAGAAGAACTTCGGCGGCGACATGGCCGCCCAAGTTGTCCGCCAGGCCTGGCAGGAGCTCCAGCGCGAGGGCGAGACGGACGGCATGCTGATGCCGAACATCATCGAAGTGCATGCCAAGCAGGGGAAACGCCTGCGCGCCGAACCGATCGCCCAGCTCTACAAGCAAGGGAAGATCCACCACGTCGGGGAGCATGTCGAGCTCGAGGGGCAGATGGTGACCTGGATCCCCGGCATGGACTCCCCGGACCGCATGGACGCCGCTGTCCACGCGCTCACAGAACTGGCAGACCCGGCTGCGGCGGCCGTGAAGAGCGAAAGCTACGCCGACAACCGCCTCGCGGGACGGAGATGACGGAGCCGAACACGCGACAAGGCCCTCAGGAGGCCGTAGGACGAGACCGCAGTCGTCCCGGGGTGACCCCACACGGGTTCCACGCAAATTAGTGGCAGATTACGAGGTACATTAGGCGGCGTAATTAGCGCACTCTTTAGTTCGTTAGGTAGGGGCGCGCTGGCTACAAGGAAGAGGGCCGCCTCCCCGGGTGGGAAGACGACCCTCAGCGGACGCCGGGCTAGGAGTGACCCAAGGCCTGCGCGACTTCAATCGCGAGTTGAAGAAGCGCAATGAGACAGGCCAGGGCACTCCAGTCCGGCTGTTCTTTTTCTGACACGGTTTCTACCTCCTTCCGCTAGCGCGAAGGAGGCTGAGTCGTTGTCAGACGTCCGTGCAGATGATGTTAAGCCGTGCCGACAGCCCTCTATGTCCATCGCGTGCCCATTCCAGCTGATGCGGCAGATGTTTTACGAGAAATCGACAGAGTGTGATGCCGTGTAGCGCTGTGTAAGTCGAGGGGAACCGCTGGCCTGATCGCCCGTACGCTGGTCGGTATGGCGCGGGGCCTGTAGCGGAGGTGTGCCCCGTGGGCCTCATGTCGATGGTCATCGACGCCTGGAGCTGGCTCAATTACAAGCCGATCTTCAGCGATCCCACGCTGGGCATGCCGAACCGGCGGGCGTTCCCCGAAGCACACGCCACGTGGGTACCGGCCCAGGACGAGCGGCGTCTGGCTGCGTACAAGCTCCTTGCCGCGTACGACTCCAACCAGGCCGGGGAGCTCGCGCAGGTCCGCGACGGCGACTCCGCCCGGGATCGGCGCGAGTTCGGCGACCCCAGCATGTTCATCGACACCCTCGTCTCCCACGTCCTCGGACGCGAGCAGCACCTCGTCGTGCCCGGCGCGGAGCAGACCGGCGACACAGCCGACTCCACCGCCGTGGCCGCAGCGCGGGTACAGGACCTCCTTCGCGAGTGGGCAGAGGAAGAACTCTTGTCCATGCGCCTGCTCCAGGGGGAGCGGAAGGCGGTCGGCCTGGGCGACGGGGTGTACTTGCTGTACTGGGACGGGGCGAAGCAGCGCGTCCGCATGAAGGTCTACGACCCCGGCTTCTACTTCCCCGTCATCGGCGAGGACGACGACGGGTCCGACTTCCCCGACCGGGTGCACTTCGCGTGGGAGCTGCCCGAGGACAAGGTGCGCGGCCTGAAGCCTCGCCTGCGCCGGATCACGTATGAGCTGGACTGGATCCGGCCGCAGACCGCGTCGGGTGTGGACCGGACCGGCCGGCCCGTGCGGGCGCCGGTCATGTCCGAGGCGGCCGAGGATGAGCCGTCGGCGCCGCTGCTCGCCCTGGGGGATCAGGTCGATGACACGGGCGGTATCTCCCGCCTGTACCCGTGGAACGACCAGCCCACCTACCGGACCTGCTACCTGACGGACGCTACGTGGGAGCTCGGCGACCTGAAGTCCCCGGTGGACGTCGACACCCTGCCCATGGACCGGGCCCAGTTCGCGAGCAGCGCCGACGGAGAGGTTCTCGACCAACTGGACCTGTACATCGACTTCCTGCCGGTCATCCACCAGCCGAACACCGTGCCCCCGGCGGGGGAGCACTGGGGCCAGTCGTCCCTCGGTAAGGCGCTGCAAGTCTTCGACGAGCTGGCAGGGACGGACACCGACTCGTCCAAAGCATCGGCGACCACGGGCAGCCCGATCATCTTCATGTCCGGGAAGACCGCCACCGACCAGAAGGACATCGCCGTCGGCCCCGGCATGCTCCTGAAGGGCGGCGAGAACGGCCGCATGGACGTCCTCAACACCGCCCCCCAGTTGCAGGAGCTCCGCAACCAGCGCAACGCATTGGCCGAACAGGCCGCGAACGTCGTCCGCCTGCCTGCCGTGTCGCTCGGCACCATGGACCCGTCCAAGGTGCCCTCCGGGTACGCCCTCGAACTGTCCCTCGGGCCGCTGGACTCCCTCATCGACGGGATGCGCCTCGCCCGCGACCACGGCGACCGGCTCATCCCCAAGTTCGTCCAGCGACTGTTCCACGCCGGGCAGCACCCCGACTGGACCGCCCTGCCCGTCCTGCCGGCGAAGCTGATGCGCGGCCCGTACACGCCGACCGACAAGGCCGCCATCCTCGCCCAGGCCGCCGACGCCTACAAGGCCGGCGTCATCTCGCTGGAGACCGCGGTGCGGATGCTGACCGACGCCGGCTGGCCGATCGAGGACGCACAGCAGGAGATCGCGCAGATCGAATCCCGGCAGTTCGAGCAGGCCCGGTTCCTCGCGGACGCGCTCGGCAACCCCGACGAAGTCGCCCGGTTCCTCGGACGCCAGGCCCCCGACGTACCTCCCGCACCGCCCGTGCAGCTGCCGCCGGTCACCGATGACGGCGACCCCGAGGGCGACCCCGGGAACGGGCCGCAGGCAACCGGGGGGAACGCGTGACGGGTTCTGTGCTCCAATCGATCTCAGGCGCGGGGCCTGGATACTCCTTGGGAGGACCTGTCACCATGCGCCGCCCCCGGCTGCAC